ACTTCTCGCGGCCAAAGGACGGGCCTGATGGCACATAAGCCGGGACTGACGCGCGACGAGCTTGATCAAACCCGACGCGCGCTTGAAGCCAACGGCGGGAACGTCCGGGCAACGGCTGCTGCCTTGGGCATATCCCGCCGGGCCATGCAGCACAGGATGGCGAAACTAAAGAAATTCACGGCGCCGTTGCTGCCCAGCAAAAGCCGCGACATTGATCAGTTGATCGCGGACAAGATCGAAGAAAGCCGCCGGGCAAAAACAGCCGATGAAGCGCGCGATCTCATTCATATTCCTGTCCATATCAGTGGGCCTTTTGGCCTGCTTGTTTTGGGCGATCCGCATGTGGACGATGCTGGATGCGATTTTGAGCTGCTCGCCGCGCACCGGGATATAGCGATCAACCACCCGTATGTTCTGGCCGCGTCTGTCGGCGATTACCAGAACGGCTGGATCGGCAGGCTTGGCGTCCTTTACGGTGAGCAACAGGTAACGGCCCGCGAAGCGTGGAAGCTGGTGGAATGGCTGGTTGAGCCGCTGCAATGGTTGTTTCTAGTGGCCGGCAACCATGACTTATGGCAGGGCCAAGGCGATCCGCTGGAATGGATCGCTGGAAAGCAGGGATCGTTATACGAGCCGCACGGCGTCAGGATCGAGCTACAGCATCCATGCGGGGCTAAAACCCGTATCCACGCCCGCCACGACTTCCCCGGCACGTCGATCTACAGCCAGCTACACGGGCCGCGCCGTGAGCTTCTGATGGGCTTCCGCGATCATCTGGTGATCTGCGGCCACAAGCATACCGGCGCACAGGAAACGCTTGTCACGCCTGACGGGCTAGTGGCGCAGATCGTCCGGGTGTCGGGATACAAAGTCGCCGACAGCTACGCAAAGCAGCTTGGCTTAAAGAAGCATCCGATCTTTCCCGGCGCGCTGGTGATCATCGATCCGCGTGAGCCTGAGACTTCTCCCAACCGCATCTGGACAGCGCCGACAGTCGAACGCGGCGTCATGTTTCTGAATGCCCTGCGTGCCGACTACGAACAAGGGACAGCAAATGTCAGCAAAAGAAAACCGGCGGCTGGTGGAAGCAAACGCGTTAGCACAGGGAATACATAACCGGCTGCTGGAAACGAATACCGGCCTGCAGGATGCGTATGAAGACGCCTGCGTATGGATCGGTGAGCTTTATCTGGCGCTGGAAGCCGCTGAGCGATCTGTGTCGGCGGGCTACGTCAGAAGCAGCACGGCGCATCTCAAATGGCAGTCGGATAAGCTGACTAACCCGGTGGATGACGGCGACGCGTGGATTTCGACGGGAGGCGCAAATGGCTGATGAGGACTACGAATTCGTCGTTTCACCGGACGGCATGTCGAACCTGATCGCAGACAAGGTAGCGTCACGGACTGCGGCGTATATTGATCTGCTAGTGGAAACAAACAAGCTGAAAGACGACGCGCTTGTTGCCGAAGCGTTGGAAATGCTGAAGCGGGTGCGGCTATCGATCAGCGTGAATTCAGAAGCGACGCTCAGCACCCTGAAAGGCGGGAAGGCTAACTAGCCTTCTCTCCCTTCAGCGCGGCGCGGGGACTTCATCCCGACTTTTGAGAGCATCATCAAGCACCCTAAGCAAAGCCATGTTGCTCATCGAGTTTACCCACTCATAGAAACCCAAATCGGGCGGCATATTGCCTGCATCGCAGCACATGCGGTATTCGTGGCGTAAGTAGTCTACTATGCTATCACTCATCACTTCTCTCCCTATACGGGTTTGCGTATTAAATTGAGATATACGCACTTGCTTATTCAGTCGTCTTCCTGATCCCACATTTTGTAGCGCCCGCTATTTCCCGTCCGATCGCCCATGAGCGCCAGAACGATCCGCACAAAGCACATGCCGACGGTGTAGACGCCGATCGCTGTGAATAGATGGACGATCATCCGACGCCTCCGCCGTTGTCTTTGTTGAACAAATACCAAAGCATCACGTAGATACCGACGAAGGCCAGCACGGCGAAAATGGCTTTAGTCATCGTCATTCCTCATGCGCGTCTGGGGCCTCGCAATCATTTGCCTTCAAGCTCCGCTGCAAAGGCCAGATAGTTCGCGCAATCAAGGTAATTGTCGCGCTTGTCCGGGCTGGTCCGCATCCGGGCGAGCTTTACGCAGGCAAGGACCATTGCGATGTCGTACGGCGTCAACGCGCGGCCCAAGACGGCGTTAGCTATGTCGGCGGCCTTCCTGAAATTATCTTCAATCCCGCCATAGTCCTGCCCACGCTCCCCGATGATGGACGCGGCTTCAGACAAAAAGTTGTGTGGGTTGATGTGGGTCATGTTCGCGCCCCAGTTTGCCCCAGAAATAGCGGAACAAAACGTGATTTGTCTGCTTTTGGGTGATAGCAAACACCACATAAATCAGTTATTTGTTGATTGCGCCCGCCGCTCATAACGGCTTGGTTGGGGGTTCGAGTCCCTCCCGGCCCACCGGCAAAATCAATAAGTTGAGAAACCTTGATCATAGCCTTGCCCCTGTTATGCCCCAGAAATCCCATTCCTAGCGCCCCTGCTTCTTCCCGATCAAGCTGACTTCGGCCCGTAAATGCGATGGGGCCAAATGCCCGTAATGCCGCTCAATCATCGCCTCCGATGTGCCAAGAATACCGGCGACCTTGCGTGTCGATACGCCGCGCTGAACCAGCCATGACGCGGTGGTGTGGCGCAGGGTGTAGGCCGTGACGCTGGTATCCAGCCCGGCCAGACGAACAGCGCGCCCAAGGGCCGTTTTAACCGATTTGACAGGCCATCCTGCGAAACGGATCACGGGGCCGTGTTGCTGATCCGCTTTGGCCCAAAGGCGCATCATTCTGGCCAGTTCCGGCGCCATCGGGACCGGCGGTTGCCTTTTGGATGTTTCCCGATTGCCTGACCCGTGCCGGTAGATCAGCCCGCGTTCAAGATCCACATATCCGCGCCCGATCTGGTGGTGCCATGACAGGCCCAAAATCGCGCCCGGACGGCTGCCGGTATAAACCCCGATCAGGATAAACCGCGCCAGATGCCGTAATGGCCGTTTCTCGGTGGCCTTGCCCTCCTGGACTTCCCGTGTCGTGAGGCAGACCCACAACAGCCGCGCCACTTCCGAACGGGTCAGCCAGCGAATACGGGGAGAACCGGCCGGCGGCAGCGTGACGCTCACCAATTCACGGTGAAATCCCTGTCTTTGATGGTAATTGATTGCAGCGGCCAAATCCTGCAAATCCCGCCGTGATCCACCTTCATGACCGCGCCATGCGACATATTCCCGGCAAAGCGCGCCGGATATGTCTGATAAAGATTTATCACCGAAAAACTCAGCAAGACGCTCAGCCCTTCCGGCTGCGCCTTTTACATTAGCCTGACCCGGCACCACGTCGGCCAGATATACAGCCAGCACGTCCGCGACTGTTATTTCCGATAAAGAACGATGTCTGCGGGTGGGTTGGTATTTTGACTGGAGATATTCGGCAAGCCGCCTTTCAGCGCCCGCGCGGTCGCCAGCACGGCAGTTTGTGCCAATTTCGCACGATCCGTCTCGGATGACCCACCGTGGCTCGTCAGAACCGCGTCTGGCTGGCCTGAGATATAGCCTTGCTCCCTTGGATTTACGCGGCATTTCTTCCACCACTGGTTGATGTCATCTTCTGTCGTGACGATGCGTTTTCCGATCCGGTAAACGGTAAGTTCTCCGCGATCCGCTGCGCGCCGCAACGTCGCCGCCGTGACGAGCCCACGCAGGATATTTCCCGCAGCGGCTTCCTTTAGCGATATTAAGCCGGTCATCGAACGTCCTCGTATAGTGAGCGTCTGGGAACAACCCGCGTCAATGCCACTGTTTCTTTTTCGCGTTTCGGGAAGCCTCGGCCTGCTTTTCGAATGCCAAGATGGCGCGCTTCATTACGTTTAGCCTTCGCGATAGCACCAACGTCAGATTTCGTTTTTTCCTTGTGGCAGGGACTGCATAAAATCCTTGCGTTTTCGAGCGTAGGTTCACCGAGCAACCCATCTGCGCGTATGTGGTCAATTTCGAACTTTCCTGTGATCAGGGCGCCGCATCCCTCGCAAAACATTTTCCCGTCTATTGTCGCGCGCATAACGGCGGCGACCTTTACGGCGCGAGGGAACTCTTTCCGGGCCATTACGCAGCCTCTATTTCTTGATAATTGACTCGACTATATGCCTCATCATGTCGAAATAGTATTTCTCCTCATTATCTGAAACCTTCAGAATGCCGGCTTCTTCCCCCATCATAAAAAACGCCTTGCACGCACGAACATACATATCTCTTGGTTTTCCCGAATTTGCTGTTCCAGTGGCAATTTGCCTCTCCAGCAATTTGAGGCTTGGGCTCATTTTGTCATAATCTACAAGAACAAAATTCCTATAATCGGTTGCGACTCTTTCAATATCCTTCGTGATATATGCGCACACGACCGCCGCTGCTTTTGCAGGAGCAGTTGTCGCGCTTCGTCGCGCAGTGCTGCATGTCGAAATTAGATATTCAGATATAAACCCTATATCCGAATTCTTGAGTGCGATAGCGGCTGCCGGACGGTCAGATCGGTATCCGTAGCAATGCAACATAAACGCGTAGATTTCAGCGACCTTTTTATTTATTGCGAGATTATCTGAAAGGTTTCGTTTCACCCCTTTATCAATGAAAGCGAATGACTTTTCATCGCAGTTTTCTGTAATCAATACAGGAACCGCAGTATTTGCTAAAACTATTGCTGAAAGCCTGTGCTGTCCGTCAAGTAAACGGCCCGTTTTTGATATTGCAATCGACTGATGCGTTAACTGCCACTGGTTGTTTCTTATAATATCAGCTAGATCTTCGACCCATCTTGTCCTTATATTTCTGTTCCCCGTGTTCCCGTTAAGAATATTTTTTGCCATTTCCGGCGTCATAATAACTTGCCGCGTGTTCATTTCCCCGCGAGGAAATGAATGTAATACATCGTTTTTAATTGCCAGCATGATTTGCTCCTTTTGAGTTTACGCAGCCTGCGCCTGATCTGAAAACACAACGCCACGTTCTGCGGCGAATGCTTCCATCAACGTAAGAAGGTCGGCCATTTCCGCTTTTGTCATATTGCTGGTGTGAAGACCCAGCACGACGAACCCGCCATTGATGCCAGGCACGGCCTCGGCGTTCCGTAGCCCGGCCGTCAACATGTCCTTCCAGTCTTCCGGCGTGAGCTTGCGCCCATACCATTCGACTTGTTGGCTCAACTCGGTAAGCCGCGACCACATGAGCGCATTCTGTTCGAGCGATCGGCTGTCGCCTTTTTTGAACGCGATCTTCGTCCCCGGCGGCGCGCGGTCGATCCAGCCCTGCGCCCGTTTGCGTTCCAGCGGTGTGTTAATCGAAACCCATTTCATGCCGGATGCCCTCAAAACGGAACATGATCGTCAAGCTGATCGCTCAGGCTTGTGTCGGCATATGACGCGCTTTCACGCGGCTTTGGCGGGCGGGCGATAACTGAAACGCGCCCTTCCTTGTCCGGCAGCGGATAGGCGTCCAGAACGATGCTGTAACCATTGCCGTCCTTTGCCGGAAACATTGTGCCGACGCGGTTCCAGTAGGTTTTCCCTTCTTTACCGGGACGACCGCTAAGCAATTCAAGATATTTAGCCATTGTCTGTTTCCCTCTCGACCATTTGCACAAGCGCTTCTGCCGTCGCTAAAAGCAAACCTTCGTGCATGTGAACAAAAATTACGCTAGCGGTTCCGTCTTTGCGCAGGAAAGAGCATGTAATATTTTTTGGATTTTGCTCTTTCAAATAGTTAGCAAGGTCAGATGCGCATTCGAACACTGGAATTTTAGCCATTATGCAGCCTGCCTTTCATTATTGCCGTATGCTTCGCGCAATGCGCTGATTTTCGCATCAAGCTCAGCAAGAAATTCCTCGACCATTTCTTCCAGTTTTGCGATTTCATTGCTGTCGCGATCCACGCGTTTGATAAACAACTGCATGGTTTCTGGCAGACGTGGATCGTATGAGACAAAATCGCACCACTGGCGGCCCGTGCAGGCCATCTGCCAGTAAATCTGCAGCAGATATTTCCCCGGAACCTTGCCGCCTAACAACGTATCGATATGCGTGCTGGTGTTCGGGCATTTGATCTCGACAAGACCGGGATGCTCCACAATCAACCCGTCGGGTGAGGCGCCTGTCATGGCGATCAGCGGGTGATCTATAAATCCGACCTGATCAACCGTTAGGCCCATATGTTTGGCGTATGCGATGCGCGCGGCCGGTTCTGTTTCCGTGCCCCATTGCATGGCGGCGTTTGTAAAGCCGGATGACGGGACGCCGGTCAGCCGTTCTGATATTAGCTCGGCCATATAATTGGCCCGGCCGGCGCCCCAGCCTGTCTTTGTGCGCGCGATCACATCTGCAACGCGAGAGGCTGTGACCTTGCCCACGCGGGCGTCCAGCCATTCCTGTGTGCCCTGTTCCATCACGCCGCCGCCTTCGTCAGTTCGCCGCGAATGTCCTTGATGGATTTCCGCAGCAGCGTTTTATGATCGTCGTGCAATGTCTCGATCGTCTTGATGTTGTGCGACAGCCAGCCATCAATCTGTTCAATGCTGTCAGCCAGCATGAGGGTCTCGGCCAACGCCTTGAATACCTGCTCGCTGTCTTCTTTAGACGGTTGAGGCTTTTCCTGCTTTACCGGCGGGCGCGTATCACGCTTTGACGCCTCGTTTCCGTCGTCGTCGTCGTCGCCAGCAATGCCGACCAGACCGAACAGGCTGTAACGGCGGGCATAAGTTATGGCTGAACCGATTTCTTGTTGTTTGGCGGGGAACTGGATCACGGGATATGTGCAACTGATCCACTGACCGGACGAATGCGCCAGCCTTGTTTCCAGCGTAATAAACAGGTTCTCGACGGTCGTGGACTGAATAACGGCTATTCCGTTTTTGCTTAGCGTCGCCCGGACTGCTTCAAGACCTGACGCCAGATCCACGTATCGGGATTTGAAATGCGGGTTGATGCTGTCTTTCGTCGGGTTTTTGATTTCTGCCTGTGCTTTGGCCAATGCTGACGCGATTGCGTCGATCTGTTCAGACGTTTTCATCGTGTGCCCCTAAAACGTATTCCCACGCCGTCGCTGCGGCGATGAACTGGATTGCTGGCAGGCCGAAGCCCAGCATGAAGATTGCTGCATCCTGCATGGCGGCTAATCCGTGTAGGCGTAGCTGGCTTCGCTCTCGCGAATGCATTCGATCTGCCGGCGCTGTTCGCGCTGATAGGCGTTGTTCAGGTCTTCCGGTGTTTTCATGAGCGCCGCCTCGATCATCTGCCAGATCGGGCTGTCGCTGCCGGAAACGGTCATTCCGCTGCTTTCCGGCGTCGTCCCGGTCCAAAGCCCGGTCATGACGAACTTGCCGCCAGCCAAGATGAAATCCGCCTCACCGTATGCGTAAACACCGGGGAAGATTTCCAACTGGTCAAAGCTGATTTCGAAGGTGTCGAAGATCATGACTGCGCCCTCCGACGAGCGGAACGGGCGGCGACGATTGCGTCATGGATCAGCCATATCGCGCAAAGCGCCAATGGCGGGCCGGCGACGATGGCGCAGGCGACTTGATGAACGGTCATGGTCTAGCTCCAGCGGCGGGGTGCCGATGAAGCGATAATGTGCGAAACGCACACTATAGTCAAGCGGAAAAGTGCAAAACGCACATTACACGCTATAGCCCGCTAAAATGCCAATCCTGCTATGTGTCAAAATTTTTTATTTTCGCGGGTCTTTTGACACGGTAGGGCCTTGCGGCCACCGGTCTGTCAGTTATCTCCGCCTGATCCATTCAATAGGGAAAGCCCGCTCAATCTTTACATCCGGCAATGGATCGATCCCCGGCGCGTAGCTCAAAAGCGTGAACAGGTCTTTCTGGCTGCCCTGCATGATCCGCTTGACGTAAGCGCGCCCTTTATCCGCTGTTAAAACAATGCAATCTCGCCCAATCAGCCTCTCGATGGGGGTGTGATCCTCGCGGAAAAACAGCGCGTCGCCTTCCCGGTAAGCCGGGAGCATGGAATTTCCGCGCACAATAACGGCCCGGTAGCCGTCTTCCGCCCGGAGCGGCTGGACCTCGTCCATCGCCCCTTGATCGTCGCCGGGAATAAGATCGACGCGCTCACGGGCGCCGACGTAGCCATAAACCGGGATTTCTGTGCTTTTGGCGGCCGGGTTCATTTCGCCTTCGCCGATCAAAAGCCAAGATGTTCGAACGCGAAAAGCCTTGGCATATCGTTCGGCTTTATCTGGTCGCAGACCTCGTTCGCCACGCTCGTGTTGACTATAAGTAAAATAATTCCAGCCGTAAGCCGTCGCGGCTGATTTTGCATCTTCAAAGCCAGCAAGTTTTCTGGCTTGCGCCAAGCGCTCTCCTTGGCTCTTTGATTTGTCAACATTTTTCATCGCAGCAATATGCACATAGACCAGTGTGCGTTTCGCCTTGACTTTACGATGTGCGTTATGCACACTAGCGGCATGAGCAAAGAAATCGACATTCGCGCTTTGCGGGAGGCCCGGAACTGGAGCCAAGGCCACTTAGCCGTGTTCCTTGGAGTTGACCGGTCTTCTGTATCTAGGATGGAGAACGGGCAAAAGCCGAGTGGGGCAGTTCGCAGACTACTGCAACTACTTGCTGAAACCCCTGCGCCAAGTTCTGAAGCAAATTCTAGCGTACTTAATAACAGGGGAGAGGCCGCATGATTTCGGCTTCCCAGATCGCCTGCTGGCCGATCCCGCGGATTGCTGAAGGCACTTACCAGACCGCGCTGGTTAAAGCCGCCCGCAAAGGGATTTTGATCCCGCTTTGGGTGCCGATGCAGCTCGTCGCGGAATACGCCGACTGCGCCTGCGAACATGGCGAGGAACATGCGGCTTCTCATGTCCGCAAGCTCAAGAAGGAATTGGGCTTGTGATGACTGACGCGCCGATCCGCGAAATCAGGGAACGCCCGCTTTGGCGCCGCATGGCGGAGGCCATTGAAGGCAGTCCTTATTACCAGAACGGCAACGACAGGATCAGCGCCTATCTGCGCGCCGGCATTCGCCTGGGCAAAATAGATCGAGGCGATTTTCTCGAAGCTGACGCCATCGCGCGCGACTACGAACAGGAGCGAAGAAAACAGAATTCTTGAATTCCGCTTGTAAGCGGAGCCTTTGCAGCCGGGCCTCGGTTGCGTTTCCTCCCCGACTTCTCCCGGCGCTGTTAACCCGGCGTCGGGAGCCTTTAGGGCGGATACGAGTGAGTCCGCAGCGAACCCAAGCTGCAACCAGTGATCGTCGTTTTCCATCCGCTTAAATCAGCACGCGGCGGAGCGCGCCGACACCAAAAAGAATTTGCGGAGCAGCAAATGAGTAAAGCCGTCGAAGAGGCGCAGAAAATGGTGCGCCTCATGATCAACAGGGAGAGCCGGGGACCGGGAGATAGAGTGAACGCGATGCGGCGTCTGGCGCAACGCTACAAGCTGAGCTTCAACCTGTTTTGGAGTTTGAGTTACCGGCCGCCTGCCGACTTGATGTGCGGCGTTTTCGATAAGCTAAAGGGGGCATACGAAGATGAACTTAGAAGGGCCGTTAGTGTCCTCGACCACGAGCGGAAGCTCATTGAAGAGCGCGAGATCAGAACCAACACGCGGATTGGCGAGGCTTTACTTGGCGTCGCTGATTTACTGGCTGGTCAGGAAAGCGAAACTGTAACCCGCAGGAGAGCGCGTAATGACAATCAGTAACAGCGTGGATGCCGGTGCGCTTCAGGAAATCATCGATCGGTTGATGACGAAGGAAGAACAGCGGATCGCGATACAGGAAGACATCCGCGAAATCATGAAGGAAGCGGCGTCAACAGGTTTTGAACCGCACGCCATCAAGACAATCGTCCGGAAGCAGTTGATGGACGATCGGCAAAGAGCAAGGGCGAAGATGAAGGCGGAAACGCTGGCGATCTACGAAAACGCTATCCAGATTGATCTCCCGTTTTAGGACACAGAATGCGGCGCGCGGCAGTAGAAAAAGTCAAACGAGAAACAGCGCAGTGGGTCTCACTGCGTATGCCGCCGCCTATTTCCACGAATGAATTGTTTATTGCGTTTAACAAAGGC